GTGGGCACGATCAAAAAGCACGCCACCGGCAAAGGCAACGCGGGCAAGGGCGAAGTGATTGCAGCTATGCGCCTGCTTGGCCACCCGGTTACCGATGACAACGAGGCCGATGCGCTGGCGCTCTTGCATTGGGCCATTGACACCCAGGAGGTTTGAGATGGCTATACCAACACCACGGGGCGGCTGGTCGGCGGACGAGGTTGCCGACTATTTAATCCAGGCCTCACGCACGGCCCACAAACTCCCGCCAGTTCGGGTGCAGGGCCACTTCAACGTCTGGCCCACCATTGTGCGAACCGATTACGAGCGCATGGCCAGTGACGATGCCCCCGTCTACCGGTTTCCACCCACCCCGGCCGAGGTGGACTACATGCTCGAGGTCATGGGCTGGGTCCAGTGGCTTGAGGTCGAGCAGCGCCACCTGGTCTGGATGCGGGCAGCGCGTTACCGCTGGTACGACATTGGCAAACGCTTCGGCTGCGCACCACGCACTGCTCAGCGCCGCTGGGAAATTGCCATGTACATCGTGGCCAGCAATCTAGTGCGCGGAAGTTTGGTGAGGTAGTTGCAGGTAGTTGCGTGCCAGATACAAGTGATGCGTGCTCCTGCGGGCTGTTGCGGAGAAAACGCGGATTTGAGCGTGTCGCGTTTTACCGGAATTTCGCTTACATTTTGTCTACGGTTGCGAGAGATGTGTCTTGCAGCCACCCCCATTCAACAGCCCGCGACGAGTAAGACTCTCGCGGGCTTTTTCGTTTCCGAAGCAGCATGAAGCCCACCATCAAAATCCAATACCGGCCGATTGAGTCCCTGATCCCTTACGCCCGAAATGCCAAGCTGCACTCGGACGCCCATGTGGCACAGATCGCGGCCAGCATTACCGAGTTTGGCTGGGGTTCGCCCATCCTGGTGGACGGACAAAACAACGTCATCGCTGGTCACGGCAGGTTGCTGGCAGCCCGCAAGCTCGGCATGTCCGAGGTGCCCGTTGTGGCCATGGAGCACCTGACCGAGATCCAGCGCAAGGCACTGATCCTGGCCGACAACAAGATTGGCGAGAACGCGTCCTGGGATGATGACCTGCTGGGCCTTGAACTGGCCGAGTTGCAGGAAGCTGGCTTTGATCTGGGTCTTACCGGTTTTACCGCCGAAGAATGGGACAAGCTCATCGCGGGCGACCCCAGCAACGATGGCCTGACCGACGAAGACCAGGCACCCGAGGTGGCCGAGACAGCCGTCTCAAAAACTGGCGACATCTGGGTCCTTGGCGAGCACAAGCTGCTGTGTGGCGATGCCACCAAGGCAGAAGATTACAAGGCGCTGCTGGGCGACGAACTGGTGGACATGACTGCCACTGATCCACCCTACAACGTCAACTACGCCAACACTGCCAAGGACAAGATGCGCGGCAAGGACCGTCCCATCCTGAATGACAACATGGGCGCAGACTTTGGAGCGTTCTTGCAGTCGGCATGCCAGAACATCCTGGACGTCACCAAGGGTGCGGTCTACATCGCCATGAGCTCATCCGAACTCGATACCTTGCAGGCTGCGTTTCGCGCCGCAGGGGGCAAATGGTCCACCTTCATCATTTGGGCCAAGAACACCTTCACCATGGGCCGCGCGGATTACCAGCGCCAGTACGAGCCCATCCTCTATGGCTGGAAAGACGGTGCTCAGCATTACTGGTGCGGTGCACGCGACCAAGGTGATGTGTGGCACATCAAGAAGCCACACAAGAACGATTTGCACCCGACCATGAAGCCGGTGGAGTTGATGGAGCGTGCGGTGCGCAACAGCAGCAAAACACGAGACATCGTGCTGGACCCGTTTGGTGGCTCTGGCACCACTCTCATCGCCTGTGAAAAGTCGGGCCGTCGTGCCCGGCTCATTGAGCTCGATCCCAAGTACGTGGATGTGATCGTCAAGCGTTGGCAGGACTTCAGTGGCAAGCAAGCCACCCGTCAAAACGACGGAGTGGCCTTCAACGATTTAGCCCAGACGGGCAACGTAGCGACCGTAATCTCCGCCGGAGGGGTCGACGTACAAGATGGGTCTGCCGGTGGCACGGACCTCAACGCAAAGCCTGCCGTCCGAAAGGTAGCCACCCTTGCCACTGAGCCAGTCGCGTGACTTGAGCATTTGACTGGCAAAGCCATCGAACTCCGCAGGGGTCATATCCCGGGTCTCGGTCACAAACACTTTGTAGTTGCCTTCGCCGCCCACCTCGCTGAGGTCGGCAGGTTTGCGGGCAAATGGCAGGCGAACGCTCAGCTCCTCAACCTCAATGGCAGTGCCCTCAAATTGCAGGGTGCGAGGCGTGCGTTCAATGGTGATGGTCATGGATGTCATGGCTGGTCTCAATTCCTGGTGATGCGGTAAGTCCGCTCGCTGCCGTCGGCTTTGCTGGAGGTGATCTCCAGGCCCAGTTTCTTTTTAAAGGCTCCGGCAAAGGTGCCGCGCACCGTATGGGATTGCCATCCGGTGGCCTCGCAGATTTGAGTGATCGTTGCGCCATCGGCTCTTTTAAGCATCGCAATCACCTGGGCTTGCTTGCTGTTGTCACGCGTGCGTGGCTTGGCTGCAGGACTTGCTTCAGCAGACTCAATCACTGCATCCAGTGCCGCCAGCGTGATGGGCGCTCGACGCGGTATCCCCAGCGCTTCGTAGCCCTCAGCGGCTACGAACCAATGTGTGCCGTCAGTCGTGATCAACGCCCGGTTGAAGAGGCTGTCGAGAACTTTCTTTCTGGCACCGCCCTTGAGGGTCTCGGGAAACCAGACCAGTTTGCCATCCGTGTTGACGGCGGCGTGGTTGAGGATCTGTTGCTGCGATGCGCTCAGTTGCGCTGTGGCTGGTGTGGTCATGTCGATCTCCTGATTACTTTTTTGCTTGGGTTTGTGAAGGGTTGGCAGCGACGTTGCGGCCTGCCTCAAAGGCGGCTTGCAATGCGGTCTTGATGGCCCAAACGCTCACGTCATGGAAGTCGAGGCTGTCGCTGCTGCGGGTCTCAAGGGTTGCGATAAACAAGTGGTCCAGCGCGATTTGCTGGAGTTGCTGGTCTCGGGTGCTGTTGCTCATGATGTGGCCTCTTAAACGTTGTGGTGCTTCTTGGCGTCGTCAAAGCCGATCCAGTTGCCCTGGTCGTTCAGCCCACGTGATGCGAGCTCTTCGCGGGCCAGTCGGTTGAGGTCTAGCTCTCCGCGAGCAACTGCTGCTAAGACCTTGGTCAATGCGATCTGGATGAACCCGACCTCGTCGACCGTGAATTCGTTGCTGGTGTAGGACATGGCTTGTTTCCTTTGGGTTGTTGCTGGTGGTCGTATGAACGCTCTGAACACAAGTAAAGCCAAGTCCTGAACCCACAAGTCCCGCAAATAGTTGCGAACATTTTTAAGACTGTCGACTTCATGCCACTGTCAGCGCCAACCCCTTGCAGACACCCCGGTTGTGGTGCTGTGTTGGCAAGGTCCGGCTATTGCGATACCCATCGCAAATCGGTGCACCGTGACTACGGTCGTGCTCGGCGCATCTTCGATGCGGAGCTGGGCTTTTATCAATCAGCCCAGTGGCGCGCGGTGCGTGCCGCGTTCTTGCGTCAGAACCCGGTGTGCGGCGCGTGTGAGCAGCGTGGTCGCGTGGTGACAGCTGTCGTGGCTGACCACGTCACCCCGCTCAAGGACGGCGGTGCTCGCTTTGACACGGCCAACCTGCAGGCGCTGTGCGTCTCATGTCACAACCGAAAGACGGCACGCGAGACCGCAGCTCGGCGCTGACCACTCCTCCGTAGGGGGGTAGGGGGTCTCAATCTCTAGAGACGGCGGCCAGAGATGCGTGCGCCTGCACAGATTTTTGCGCGTGCAAATTGAAAACATTTTTTTGAAGAATTGAGCCCACCCCCATGGCTGGTCGTAAGCCGCTTCCGCTGGCAATCAAACAGATCAAAGGCACCGTGCAGAAATGCCGGACCAATCCCCACGAGCCCCGGCCCACCACGGCGCTGTACACGCCGCCCGAATACATGAGCGACGCGGCCAAGGAGGCGTGGAACTACGCGGTGGCTAATTCGCCGCCCGGTCTCTTGTCCGCACTTGATGGTGCAGTGCTGGAACGCTGGGCGAACTGCTCTGGCCTGTACCGCGAGGCGCTGGCCAAGATCAATCGCGCCGGTGTCTCGGGGATGATCATCAAGACACCCAGCGGTATCTTGCGTCGCTCGCCACTGATGGACGTGATCCGCGAGTTGGCTATGGAGATGAAGGTCTACGAGACCGAGATGGGCTTCACCCCTGCGGCACGTTCACGGATTTCGGCACCCAGTGATGCCCCACGGGATAACGACCCTTGGGCCGATATTGCGGGTTGAAGTCGATGGCCAAACTTGACTATGCAGCCATCGCCCGGCAGTACGCCAAAGACGTCGTTGCCGGCAAAATCCTGACTTGCAAGTGGGTCCAGCGCGCGTGCGAACGCCAACTGGCAGACCTGAACCGGTTCAAAGGCAAAGACAGCCCTTATCGCTTCAACCCGAAGCTCACAACCAAGGATGGTCGGGCATTTCACCCCGCCGACAACCTGTGCGCGTTCATTGAGCGCCTGCCCCACGTCAAGGGGCCGCTCGCTGGCGAGACGATCAAGTTGGAACCCTGGCAGGTGTTCATCCTGACCACTGTGTTCGGCTGGGTCAAGCCCGACGGCAACCGCCGCTTTCGGCGCTCGTACATCGAGGTGCCGCGCGGCAACGCCAAGTCGACCTTGTCCTCAGCCCTTGCGCTGTACATGCTGGCCGCTGACGGCGAAGGCGGTGCTGAGGTCTATTCCTTGGCCACCACCCGTGACCAGGCTCGAATCGTATTTGGTGATGCGCAGACCATGGCGCGAAGATCACAGGGCTTTCGCACCCGGTTTTCTGTCAACGTCGGCGCGCACAACATGAACGTGCTGCAGACCGGCTCCAAGTTTGAAGCGCTCTCAGCCGAGGGTTCAACGCTTGATGGCCTGAACATCCACTTCGGCTGCATTGATGAACTGCATGCCCACAAGACCCGCACCGTCTACGACGTGGTCGAGACTGGCACTGGCAAGCGAGACAACTCGCTCTTGTGGGTGATCACCACCGCAGGCAGCAACCGCTCTGG